GAGCTGAGTTGTTTGTCAAGATATGGGACAAGGGGATATTCGGCCCGGACTTGGCAAGGGAAACTAAGATATTGGTTAAGAAATTTATGCGCGAATGGAAGTTGATAAGGCTTGGGTTCTCGACCCCGGATGAGCGGAACGGAAACTTTATCGCCAGGCTTCTCGGGATGAAGAACGAAGGAACAATGGGGAAAGCATTTAGGTTCGACGGGAAAAACCATACCAACTATTTATACCGTCGCATAATGGAGGTTTAATATGAGTGCAGCTATTCCTATTATAACGGCAGTCTTTCTTCAAGATCAATATGTTGGGAACCAATTATCTATCTCCGAAATATCCGAGAAATATGGAATATCATCTGACCGATTATATAAAGCAATGAAGAGACTGGACATCCCCAGGAGAAATCGCGGCCAGGCCGGTGTTGTAGCCCATCTTCATGGGCGTTTGATTGCTCCCCAAGGCGGAAAGATTGCCAAGCAACGAGGGACACAAAATTATAAAACTGGGGATAAACATTGTCGTTGGAGGGGCGGGAGAAGAAAAACCGGAGAGGGATATATTTATGTCTATATGCCAAATCATCCATTTGCGAAAGATGGCAAATATATGTTGGAACATAGACTGATTATGGAAAAGATCATCGGGAGATATTTGGAAAAAGATGAGATTGTTCACCATAAAAATGGAATAAAGGATGATAATCATCCGGGAAATTTGATTTTAATGAAAAAGATAAAGCACAATAAAGAAAACGGATATGCCGCAGCTTATCAAGATGGATTTTCGGCTGGTCAACAATCCGTTCATTCTTTCGTAAGTTATCATTAAGGAGGAAGTTATGAGTGCAGCAATACCAATTGCGTCGGCTGTTTTACCGGCCTTGATTACAGCGTTGGCCGGGAATAAAAAACCGACTGAATACACATCGGGGTTATCATCGCAAGATCAGTCGTTCCAGAACTGGATACGACAACAGATTCAGGGGCAGGCCGCGAAGGGGCAATCACCGAATACAATGAACGCTCAGTCGTTGCTTTACAACCGGTTCTTTGGTGGGATGCCGCAGAACATGGGGGGTCAACCACAGGGTATGCCGCAAATGCAGCGACCTCAGCAACCGCAACAGCAGAATTTTGCGGGGGCGTTACCCGGCCTTCTTGGACAATTTAATCAAGAACCATATCCCAGATGATAGATCGGCTCGGAATGGGGCGTTGGTGGAATAACCCCGTCCAGAACAAAACTCAGACGGACGCGGAGCGGTTCCTGAAGGGGCCGTTTACACCATTGACATCGGGATTCACCAAGTCCGCCGATGAATGGAACGCATTTAAAAAGAATTGGGAAGATAAATTTAAACTCCCCGAAATTTAGGAGGGGCCATGATTGATTTTAGCAAGTTCAGTGATCCGACTGGTGGATTTTCATATCCGGGTGCCACGACCAGGACCGAGGATGCGGCATCATCGTATCGGAGCGGATCCCCTAGTGGGGGTGGTGCTGCCGGTGCGAACTCGTACGCGGGGGCATTGGGTGGGAATATCACTATGCCCGACGCCTGGACGAAGGCCAAGCAATACTGGGAGGCGATGATGGGCGGGTCTAATCTCGCTGGGGGCGGGTTGTCCGGCGAGGCGATGACCAGACTCCGCACACCGACCGATGTTTCCGGGTTATGGGGGAAATACGAACCGCTCACGCGGCGGATGATTGATGAGTAACAAAAGAACGCCATGGAACAAGCGGGGATGGGCGGTATGCGTCAGTCCACGGTAGCCTCGACTCAACTTGGCGACATCGCTAATAAGTACTGGCAACAGCAGGCGGCCAATATTATGCAACAGGAGATAGCGGCCAAGGAAGCGGCGGCCGGGCGTGACCTATCGGCGGAACTCGGGAGCGGGCAGATGGGGACACAGGCGAGTATCGCCAATATGCAGGGTCGAATGGGCGCGGCCGAGAGTTTGTTTGGTGCGGGATCGGCAGAGAATCAGCTTGCCATGGGACTTATCTCGATGCTCGGTGGATTCGGTCAGCAACAGGAGAACCCGGCATGGATGCAATGGGCTATGCAAGCCTATCCGCAGGGGATGTCTGGTATGCCCCAGACATATCAGCCGTCGTTCTGGGAACAGATGGCAGGCAGTATCCCAGGATTGATGAATCTATTTAGTGGACAAGGCGGTGGGGGAATGAATCCCGGTCAGGGAAGAAATACAAGTAGTTGGCAACAACCATCTTCGACTTATGGCAATGAAAGATATTGGGGGTAATGACTATGCCACAAAGATATAGTCGATACGGATATGGGCCAAGTGAAGAAGAACTCCAAAATTTAGGGGGGCCATTTTTTAACCCTTATTCCAAGCGTGGCGATGTCGGATACGCACTCCGTCAGGCCGTAAATATGCTCCTGGCGAAGAAACGGGAAGAACAGGACACGGCGAAAGAACGGGCCAAGACAGATTGGGAACAGAAGTTTAAAGAGGCACAACTGGCATTGGAGGAAAGAAGGACTGCGGTTGCGGAAAGGCCAGATATTCAGAAACCACCTATTCCAGAAAAACAATTTGCTCAACCGGATTTGTTGGTTATGGCCGAGAAACTTGTTGAATCCGGGATGTTCGACGATACCCCTCCCAATAAACGACTCGGAATGGCATTTAATTATATCCTCTCGGGCCAACATCCTTCCAGTCAAAGACAACCAGCAAAAACAACCGCTTCCCAAGTAACCGCGTTCCCAACTGGTGGAACCACACAATTGGCAATTCCGCAACAAGGCGCACCTGCGCCAGGAGTCATGCCCCCGATGTCCCCCCATGTTAGACCGAATCAATTATCGGCCACCATCGAAGGTGACAACGTAGTTTTCAACGGCAAGAAATACAAAATATCGAAAGATGGGATTGTCGTTATAGAGGGTAAACCTTACGCGATACGCTAATGCCACAACAAATAACCCTTATCCCGCTTGATGAGGCGGTAGAAGAAAAGAAACGGAAACCCACGACTGGGGAACTGGTCAAGGGAGCATGGGCCAAGGCTATGCCGTTCGGCCTACCGATTTCCGAGACAATCAGTCATTTGGCAACCGGGGGAGTTGGGGCCGTAGGCGGCCTAGTCGGATTCGGGGCAAAACTCTTGGCGGATTTAGTTCCAGGTGGCGAGAAACCGTCTTTCGTAAGAGCGCGGGAAACTATGGGTGGCGTATCTGAGGCATTGACATATAAACCACAGACTCCCGAAGCCCAGAAAATGACAAGGGTTGCGCTTGTCCCATTGGAATTAGCGGCCAAAGGAATCAAGGGTGGATCGGAATTAATAACCAGCGATCCAGAAGTCCAGGCCGGGATACAGACGGCGGGGGACTTGGGGCTTTTCATGCTCATGGGCAAAGCGGCCAAGGGATTTAAACAACCCGAGATCGGTGCAAAGTTCAAACCGGTTACGGAAGCACCAACACCTAAATTTGTCGAAGAGCCGATTAATCCGACATTTGAGAAATTTGGGACACTGTTCAAGGAATTCCGCAAGGGACAAAAAGAACAGGCCGTGATTTATTCCAAGGAACGCGGGGCAAGACTCGGAGAAGGATTAGAAGCCGCCGAAGGAAAAGTAGGGCAGGAATATTTTGATACCATTAAGTCCAAAATGGGCGGAAAAATAGAGCGGGTTCCGTTTAAGCATGACTTCACACCTGGACAGACGACTGAATTATATGATGGAGTAAAGGGTGCGGTATTCTTAACGAATTGGGAAAAACTCCAAGCCGCCCGTGCCTTGGATGCGGTATTCAAAGAGGGTACGGTTCCCGCTCCGGCAGATACGGCGTTGCTGGCTAGGGCTTATGGAAAATCATTCGTTAAATCTATGCCACGCAATATCATCAGCGAGATAGCGAACATCCCACGTTCCATGATGGCTTCCGGCGACTTGTCATTTGGGCTTCGCCAGGGTATGCCGCTTGGCGCAGGGTATCCCAAGGAATTTGCAAGGGCCATGGCCGAACAAGTTAAATACTCCGGGAGTGAGGGCGTTTATCAAGGGGCCATGAAGGAAATCGCTCAACGTCCGACATATCAACTCATGCGCGGTGGTCCAGGTCGTCGTGTTGAATTGGCATTGACGGAGATGGGGCCGATGACGGGATTGCGAGAGGAGAAATACCTATCCCCGATTGCCGAGAAAATTCCCGGTATCGGGCCAATCATCCGGGCTTCTGGTCGGGCATATACGGGTGGACTAGATATATTAAGGGCTGATGTATTCGACAGTATATTCCATGATGCTGAAGCCGCTGGTTTTAATCCCGCTCAAAATCCAATGCTCCTAGATGCCATGTGTGATTTTATCAACAAGGCAAGCGGTCGTGGTTCGGCCAAACCATTGGCTAACTCCACTCAGCTTTTGAACGCGCTCTTCTTTTCTCCTCGCCTAGTTTTGTCTCGACTTCAAATGATCGGGAAGGCAGTTAATCTCCCATTGGAAAAGATAATCCATCTGGCAAACCCAGATTGGTGGACACAGACGCCAAAGCCGGTAAGAATCGCAACGCTACGGACACTACTCGGATTCGCCGGGATGTTGACCACTACCGCCGGACTTCTCAAGTTGGCGGGGGCAGAAGTATCCCTGGATGCCCGAAGTTCTGATTTTCTAAAGCCAAAATTTGGGAATACTCGCATAGATTTAGGGGCTGGATTCCTGCAATATATTAGGACATTCGTTCAACTTCTAACCGGTCAGGTTGTTAGCACCAGAACTGGAAAAATAACGGAAGTCGGTGAAGGATATAAACCGCTTACACGATGGGACATTGCAGAGCGGATGGTGGAATACAAGACCGCACCAATTCCGAGTTTTGTCATAAATCTACTTCGAGGAAAGTCGGTATTCGGGGAGAAATTGAATATCCCGAAGGAAGTCCTGCAAAGACTTACGCCGATGGTTTGGCAGGACCTTTATGATATCGCCAAGGACGACCCCAAACTATTGCCGCTTGGTGTTCTCGGGGTTTTCGGGGCAGGATTACAAACTTATGAGCCGAGTCCCAAAAAGTCTGGGAGTCTATATTTTTATACGAAATAACCATGAATGAAAAGACTCGGTTCAAACTTGTCCTTCTCCTCATCGCCCTATTTCTCATTGAGGCGATATTGAAGACCATATTCAAGGGGTTCCCCCTGACCGAACTTTATGCCGCACAGACATTGGTGAGCGGCGCATATACAGCCGCAAAGACATATTCAAATACACAGGAGTTGAAGAATGGGCAAAATAAGCCTTAAAACAGCCGCAATAGGGGGTCTAATCGCGTCATGCGTGGTAGTGGCTACCCTGAGTAGGGCTTGCCGACTTACCACGAAAATAGGGCATCTAGAGGGCCAAATTCAGGAGATTTCGGCCATATCCGAGACCGATCGCAAGGCCGCAGAGAAGACTATCGCCGAACAGACCAAAATCATTGGTGACATGACCAAGAAGATTGAAGTCGCCAATACTGAAGTGTTCAAGAAGAATGAACAGATCAAAAGCGTGAACATGACGCTTGAGGAACTCGATAAACAATACAAAACCTTGACGGATTGTCCTTTACAGCGTGACAATTTGACGAAACAAGTGACGGCGTGGAAGGATAAATTCTCGCTGGCCGAAGGTATAATCGAAGACAAGGACGGGATCATATTCAGCCTTACGGATAAATACGAAGCTCAGGTCAAGATAACCGCCGCCGTCCAGGTTCAGTTGGATAATTGCACCACCATGCAAACTCTATTGGAGAAGGAAGTCACGGCGTTGAAGTGGGAACTGAGAAAGTCCAGACTTGTCGGCTCAGTGAAGACGGGAATTGTCCTCGCAGCCGCAGGTTATGTCATATACGGTCTAGTGAAAGGAAAGTAAAATGCCGGAAACAAACGGGGGATTCAGGGACGACACGAAGGAATTTGTCGGCTACGTCAAGGCGTGTCTTGAGGGCAATCAGAGAAACATGGACGAGATCAAGGGCGACCTGAAGGAGATCAAGCAGTCCGTGAGCAAGCTCAAGTTGCGGGTAGCCGCCATCGGCGGCACGGTATCGTTAATCGTGAGCTTGGTCATGTTCCTCTTGAAGTCCGTATTCATGCCATGAGTAAACCGAAATCTGAAGAGAAGGAACGCATAGCCGCGCTTACCGAACTCCGCAAGGAAAAATGGAGGGCGGTGTTCAAGGCCAACCTGAGTGTCCTAAAGGGAATCCGGGACGACCCAGACGCCAAGGACAAGGACAGGATCGAGGCGGCCCGTGTAATGGGAAGAATGATGGATGTTCTCTCGCCGGAAAAAGTGACACAGACCCCTGGCGGGAAGTCACCAGACAAATGGTGGGAGGAAGATTTAAGTGAATCCGACAGAAACAGTATCGACACCACTATCGACAGCGTTAAGCCAAATTAGGAATTGGTCGATACGCCGGATTCGCGGACTCTGCGATAAATCTTTCTTCTGGTTTGTTCGTATAGTGGGCGGACCGTCGAGTGGACGGGACATCTGCCCGGAGCTTTTCATCCCCCTTTGTAACTTCGCGCAGGACAAGTCTATTCCGCGCAAATTCATCGCCATGCCCCGCGATTGGTTGAAGTCTACGGTTTTTACTAAATGGTTTGTGATATGGCTCTATCTCCAGAATCAAGAACTCCGCCAATTGATTGTCTCGGAGAATGAACGCATTGCCGCAAATTTCTTGCATTGGATAGAAAAAACCCTTCTAAATAACAAAAAACTCCGTACTCTTTATCCCGACAAATTGGGACAGATTAACAACACCTGGGTTCAGAAGAACAGATGGAGTGGGACGGCCTGCGACTTGCCGCGCAAAGAGATTTATTCAGAACCATCGATTGTTGCCATCGGGGTAGGTGGGGCCAGCCAATCCTATCATTTCGATTATATCCATCCAGACGACCTTGTGGGTCAGGCGGCCATGGAGTCGCCAGTTATCCTCGGCGGCGTATGTCAATGGTTCGACAATATCGAAGAACTCATGGTTGAGCCGGATGTCACTAAGCCTAACCCGAGTGGGCTATTAGGGGTCGGGACGCATTGGGGGCCAGGGGATTTCTTCTGTGAGATACAGTTAAAATATCTCAACAAATACCAATGGAAAATAGTCCCCTGTCAGAAAGACCCGGATTATATCGACACCTTCCCAGACGGGACGCCGGGGATGGCCTGGACACAAAACGAAAAATCGGATCGGGCTGAAAGTAACTGGCCGGAATATAAGAATACCGAATACTATAGAAAAAAACAGGCCGAAGACGAAATCTTGTACTGGTCACAACACATGAACGACCCGCACCGGGCGTCGGGATTGACCAAGATCGACGGTGCGTGGTTCAGATTCTTCCATTTCGAGGATAGGAACGGCATCAAATTTGTCGTCTGTGATGATCCCGTTACCGACGAGAACAAGAAGAAAGGCTACCCGGAGTTTCGGTTATCGTCTATTCGGTTATTCGCAATGATCGACCCCGGCGGGTTTGCCGAGACGAAGATGATTAAGCGCGGTTCGAATAACGCCATTGTCATAGCCGGTCAAGCCCCGGATTCGATCAAGAAGTTTGTCGTGTGGGCATGGGCGGGGAAAGAGAAAGACCCGGATAAGTTCATGGACATCATATTCAACGCTCATAAGGAATGGAATCCGGTACTGTGGAGGATAGAAACGTTCGGCGGCCAGGACTATATCATGCGGCATATCATGTTGGAACGTAAGAAACGCGGATCGACGCTGAGGATTGCACCGCTTCCGAAAGATGTGACGAAGGATATAAAGGACAATGAAATCCAGGCACTCATCCCCCCGATAGCCAACGGAGAATATATCTTCCATAAACCGACACAGGGGATGCTGTTGTCGGAGTTAAAGAATTATCCCGGCGGGTTGACGAATGATCTTGCGGATTGCCTAGGAAAGTTGAATAAATATTGCGGGTTCACGCGAACGAAAAAGAAAGAATCGACGAATCGGAACACGATTGATTTTCGGAATATACTGGAAGGAAAAAACGAGTGGACTGGATACTAAGCCCTCCTCTCTATCCATCTTAGGGTTGACCATCGTTCTCTTACTTCCTCGTTTCGGCAATCGTCGCAAAAATAGGTATATTTCGGGTGTTGATATTTATGCGGCTTGAATAGATGGTGACAGATATTGCACTGCCGTTCAATCCCGACCCGCGCAGATTCATCGCCACGGTGTTTTGGCGCACAGTCCTCGCAACGTCCCGCGCTCCCTTTACTAATCGGCTTCCCACAATCCAAACAAGTCTTCATTTCCTCACCTCCGCTTCGGCTTCTTAATCTCAATCCTTGGTTTCATCTTCCCCTCCCGCTGAGGTCGGCTCTTTTTTTTGGCCTTGTATCTTTGACTTTAATTTCATCGGCAATAAGGACAATGTTGACCTGGGTATTGTCGTCACTCATTATTTGCATATAATCCTTATCGCCATAACTTGTTTTACTTATAAGCACCTGTAAAATCATTCCCCCCCCCCCCCCCCTCCTGGGCAGTCTTCGGGTTGAGCCAAATGATCCTGAAATTTTCAAAGTCCTTGTATTCCGGCTTTATGTTAAGAGAGCCACAAAGTTCTTCAAAACTTCCATATCCCCTTTCTTGCGCCATTTTATCAAGCGCACCCTCGGCCGTCTCACCATCAAAAAGCCCACACAACAAACCGTTCGCGGTTTGGATTTGCCACTTTACTTTCGATCTACCAATCCATTGATTTGTCATTTCCCCTCCTTCTCCCCTTCCCTGGCGACAAGCAAAATACAATCCTCTATTTTCTTGATGTTTTTTAGATGCTCGGCGGGTAGGTCGTCAACTCCCTCTAATCGGTATTGAGCGGCTTCAACCCGAAGAAAATCCAATGTATCAATCATGCTGGCTTTTTCTCTGTTGGTCAGTTTCATTTCTTCCCCTCCAATTCAGCAATCAATCTTTGTGACTCGTCCATCTCCTCGGCGGCCTTTCGTATCGGGGCCTCCTGGCGCACTTGTTCCCTAGTCTCCTCAAGGGTTTCCGGTAGTCCAGAAATTGTCGCCCGAATCTGTTGCAGGGCCAGAATTATCTCGTCGGCCATCTGTGTATGGAAATCAATGAACCGATAGGCAAGTTTCAGTTTCTTTTGGGCCGATCCGAACCTTAGAGCATTTACCCATTTCTGGTTTTTATCCGACCACAACAACTCATACAGCCGAATTTTATTCCACGGCAGATACCCCTCTGCCGTCCCGACACTGTGGAAGATGAATATCCCCCGCTTCGCTATTTCCCCGGTTACAAGCAACCCGTCGTTATCCTGAAAATGAATTTTCTGAATCATTTCAACTCCCACTTCCTTACTTGATCTTCATGGTCAAATCCCTGAAGCACCGACCGTATCTCATACCCCTCGTCATACAATCGCATAATCAAATCATCAATCAGTGTCATATCGACCCAATTGTGGATATTCCCGCGTTCCGGCAAAAGTCGATAGGAAAGTTCAATAGCCTGTTGTTTGGTCATAATGGGTTCGGCTCCTTGTCACAGTGGATGGTCTCGGCCAAAATATTAATCGGTTGGGTTATATAATCCTTCCAAAAGAGAAATTTGTGATGCAAGAACCTATTTTCGCAAAAGACATGTGTCGCCAAATTAAAATGGGCTGAGAGCTTTTTATCATGGGGGAGACTGCCGAAGTAGAGCCAATTCAGGGAGTCGTTAAATGTCGGGACGAAAATCCGTTCAATCTTCCCACTTCCATTACTCGACTTGTCGATAACCCTGATCTGCTTACCCAAACTCAAAAAATACAACCATTCGTCCGGTACTCCCCACAACAACCGCGTGTAGTTCTTTTGCTCGACATCCGTTGATCGGAAATAGATAAACCGCTTACCTGTATCACCGTCAGCGCATTGAGTCAGGTTATAGTAGGTGATGATATCATTCGGGTTTGACATCGGGCGTCTCCACGTTTTTCAATAGTTCGTCTTTGTCTTTCTCCTTTAACGGGGGATTGTCTTCTGCATCTCCCACATAATATCCATGCTCATACATCCAGCGCACAAATTGAAAATGGGAGTCACTAGCACTGATGGATATCCCGCCCTCATAATACTGATTGACTAAATCCTGCGCCTCGATCTCCTCAAGTTGTTTCATCTGTTACCTCCTCCTCGACAATGTGACATTTACTTCCATAGAGCCAGCTTATGAATAGTTCCGCCCCGCGCTCTTCGAGCCCATATGGTTCATGGACATTCTCGATCATCCAATCAGTCCAATCTTCCAACATATTCTCCGCCTGTTCCTGGTCGAGTTTCCTCATTTCTCATTCCCCCCGATGACATCGGCGTCAATGGCCGCATCATCCAACCTAATCGGTTCGGCCTTGTTCTCCTTGAGCATCCGTGCCTCAAGCTCATCGAGCTTCGCCATGCGGTCGTCGATCAGCGCGTTGATCGCCCGCCTGAGTTCCGCCATATCAATTCGTTCCTGCGTGATGAATCTGTTGTCTCCGTTCATTTAATCCTCCTTTTTATGGAATTTAAATCGGGGTTCATATTTCGGACACGGTTGGGAAACTCGGGAATCTTCGGGGACTAGTCCCAAATGTAAAAGCAGGTCCGACATTAGCCAATTCAAATCTTGAACAAATTGATGAAGTTCTTCAAGATTTTCCCGCATTCCTTCTTTGCTTTTTCCATAATTCCAAAGATACATTCTCATTTAATCCTCCAAATCCCGCCCACACCAGGGGCAGTAATCTATTACGGTCTCATACATCATCCATTTTCCGCTCGGCGGATAGAATGATATAATATTATCATTAAATGCTTGAAAAAAATCACGACAATGATAGTTCTCGGATGGAATGCAACAGTCTATCTTCGCCGGTTTCTTGCCCTTCGGCTTGAGCGACTCCATGGTTTCGATTATCTGTCTCGCCGTGTTCTCGACCCCAACGATCTCGGCCAATAATTCAGTCCGCTTTTTTTCGTCCATGTTTTTCCTCGATTTCCTCAAATACTTTATGTTGCGCGGCATCTGCAAGCAAGATAATGTTGTCTATAGCACGAAGGATATGACAGCCGGAATTAATCCAGAGCATACAGTCCAAGAGACACCACCTTTGGCCAAGTGGACACCAATTCTCATCTGGAATTTGTTTGTTTATCATTCCAATGCTCCTCTTGTGTTATCCAAATATTATCATATTGTCCATGGCATTTTAATATTGCTGCCGCTAGTGTTTTCAGCGAATGAATAGGCGACAGTCCATCATTGTTATCGTCGCCGGTTGATTCTATAACATAATAAGTCCCTCTGTTTATCCACGCCTTCGGCGGCCGACCCGGTTTTCCCGACTGCCATTTTCTCATGGTGTAATAATCTCATATATCTGTTTTCGGTTATCATATGTCCTATTAGCACCGCCACCGCTATAGGTGGCACCGACAAATGTTATGTTTATATGTTCAACAACGGCCGGCTTTTTTGCTTTTTCCTCTGCATAACTACCGTCATATTCTAGGGCGGAACCAATAATATAATCGTATCCGGTCTTTTTAATTATCTTATTTCGCGCCGGTTCATACCATGTAACCGGTATCCTGGAAGTAATGTGGAAATGTCCACTGAATATGGCATCGGCGGTAGGGCAGATGAGCCGTAGTTGATCCGCCCGATTGATCTTTCCTCCCGCCGTATATCCCCCCCCATAATTGTGGTGGAAATAACAGTTGAATCCGTATGGTGTCCGGCATGACGGCAATTCAAATACGGCATAACAGGAGAACCCGGCATAGCGAATCCCAAGCCGTGTGGCGATGTGGGTTTCGGGGATTATCCCGGCCACCCGCATTGTCCTCTGCTCATGGTTCCCGGCGATGAGGAACAACCCCTTGTCTTTTATCGGGGTAAGGATATCTACGATGTAGTCCATTTGATCCTTCGGCGGGGCGGTTTGGGTATAGACATCGGACTTGCTGCCGACTATCGCGTTTTCCATGAGGTCACCAAGTCCAATCCAATATCCGTTTCTGTCATTCTTAACTTCGTTAATGACCTTCCCAATAAATTCCTCGTTGCACTGACTACTTCCGTAGTGCCAATCTCCAAGAAGATATAAGGTAAACGATTTCCCGCTAAATTGCTTTTTGAAAAATTCCATTAATTACCTCCCAGATGTTGATCGAGATAATGTACCATGGCTTTAGATACCGCGAGGTTATCCCCCATGTATCCGAGGGCGAGATTACAATTCATGCATAGAATTCCCCTAATGTTTCCCGCCTTGTGATCGTGGTCTACTATTGGCCCGTGTGACCCCCAAGAAGATGACCCGCAAATTGCACAGACAGACCCTTGCCCGATCAGCATTGACTCAAACGCCTCTGGTGTTAATCCGTATTTTCTCTTTAACTGATAAGCCCTAATTTCTTTGCGATGTGTTTTAGTGCGAAGCCTCCCCCTGGCCCTCTCCTTTTCTATGTGATCCTTGCGATATTTCCTCATTGCGGCGAGTCTTTTTTCTCTATCTCGGGAATGTCGGTTACGATCATTTGCCCTTTGTTTTTCTTGATCTTTATAGGCCATAAGCATATCTCGCAACATGACTATAGGACATCCACGATTTCCCCTTGAATTGTTTCTTATAAAACTCCATTATTTCCTCACCATGGCATAACATTTAATCAGCCGATATACACAACCCGCACACATCCATTTCGGACGGCGTTCCTCGACCTCCGGCAATGCGATAATCTCTTTTGTCTCCGGCCCGTAGAATTTTATGGCGTTGTCGATAATCCCTTTCCGCCGCAACATCGCCGCCCAATTCTCGCGTATCTCGACATCCGTAAACTCCATTGTCCACGCCTTGAGTCCGATCCCGTTATACTTATCCGGCCGCTGCTTGTTCATCTTCATCGACCAGGGCAGATAATCACTCATGTTCCCGGCGAGAAAAAAGACGATGATATGACCGACCCGCATTTGCATAACGTTCAAATAGCCTTTCATCCGCTCCATCCAATCCGGGTGCTTGGTATCGGGCCGGAACCACTCCATCCCCTCGGCGGTGCTTTTTATCTCCGGCACTCCGTCCATAATGATCTCATCGTCTATCGTACAGGTTATCCCATCGAGTTCCATGGGCGGTTGCTCCGTCCCTATCGCCCGCTCGAATACCCGCCCACGAAAGAACCGGAGCGCAGATGTTAGATCAATCGGCGGTATCTGTTCAGGCGGCAGGATATGGCGATAGACGGCGGGGAGTGGACAGAGCTGGAGGTCGGATAGGTGTATCCCCTCGCGCTTGTCGGGATACTTAATTCCCGCCATGCCGCGCTTCCCACTCATAAAGTCAATTATCCGTTGACCATACAGGGCGGCAAGTTCTTTGTTCTCTTTGATCGTCATTTAATCCCCACTCGAAACAAAATCCCAAATGACAATTAACAAAAGAAGCGTCCCGATAATTGCCAACGCACAAATTGAGAATGGAAGATTTTCATTCGCCTTAAATTTAGAAATCTCGAAAAAGAATCCGGTAAGGCAAGAAGCCCCCATTGCCGAAAGTGCGATTTTCAAAAAGTTAGATTTAATCATTTATTATCTCCTATATTTTTATACTTATGCACTTTGGAATATTTGGTCTTATCTGCGGCAATATCATCGGCTTCCGGTGTGCGCCAACCAAGTCCGTCTACTATGAATTTCCAGCCGCCTATCAACTTAAAGGTTTGTATCTTTCCATTCGGGTTATTCTCGCCGTCCGTCCAGTTCTTCGCCTTGACGATCTTGATAACACCGGGATTGATTGCGAGATACAATCTTGCCTTGTCCATGGTGGCCTGTCCGCCGCGTCCGAAGTCGGTCTGTTCGTTCTTCTGTATGGCGATGACCGCAACTCCCTTGTTGAGCTTGTTCCATATCCGGCTGATGTATGCCTTGACCTTGTATTCTTCGCCGGTTAAGCTCTCCAGGTAGTCTATGCAATTCACCGCATCCGGCCTTATAACGTCCTCGAAGTGTTCCGTTCTATCCCAGACATTGATCTTCCACTCCTCGATTTTGATATCCTGGAATTGTGTGAGTCGCAACCGCGTCTCGCTGTCGCCCATCTCGCTCGAAAAATAATGCACCTCGAATTTGTCCATGTTCATCTTTGCAAAGTTGAGCAAAAAGGCGGTATTGTGTGTAACGATAAAATCCTTTGCTATATATAAGCCCGATTCGGCAGAGGTCGATATACAAATTGTTTCTTGAATACCAGCATTTTTTATTTCACATAAACTTTTGTGATCTGATTTTTTTTCTATTTTATATCTTCTGGCTTTTCTGGTCAATCTAAATGGACAAAAATCCTTTGCTTTTAATCTAATTCTATAAGACAATCTTCCCGTTTTATATTGTCCCAAATAGCGATAATGCGTTAGTCTTGAGGTAACCGTGACTTTTATTCCCAATGATCTTGCCAGGAATACAAAATCTTCACACAATTTTTCCGATACAGTATTAAAAGATATTTGACCAGACTCAGAAATGTCTCCATCTGAGTCTAATAGCCCTGCCAAGAGGTCTTTTCTGATAGGAATACAATTTAATAAATATTCCTTGGGAATAAATTTCTCCCATGAACGACAACCGACAAGTCCGAATTTTTCGATTTGTCTTTTCAGGCCACGGAATGAAACGGTAAAACATCCAGTTCTTTTGTCTTGATATATGGAATTCTCGCCATAATAATTTCTGCAATAATCTATTATTTCTTCATCTGCTGCCGAAATTGATATTGTTGTTTTACTTAACGATCCGTCTCCTAATAAAAGGCCGAGAAAATAAGGATCAAGACTGCTCGATATTTCCTTCTCTTCAAAATCTATCGCTTCATTTTTGGGCAATCTTAATCTAAGATGAGTTTTTATTTTTCCGAATCCACCTACCTCTGCCAATATTTTATAGGCTGGAAGAACTTCATATTTTCCATATTTTAAGGAAGGATTTCCCCGGCCGGTTTTTTTCCAACATCTATTATATGCGGGTAAAACATTCCACAAATGCTCAAAATCACAAATGAGGGAAGTCCTATCATTAAACACAAATTCAAAACATTGTTGTAGACCCCGCTTATATACTCCGGTAATTTTTTCTTGTTTCCCTTGTTCGGAAAAAATCATATCACCGACTTTTAATTTTTCTATTTTTGTCCATCCAGTTGGAGTTAATATTTTTGTTCCCATTGGATGACCCTTTCCCTCATTACTTTTTCCGGCCAGGACGACAATATTCTTCTCAAAAATATTGACCACGTTCTCCAATTCAAACGGCCACTTGAGAAATACGGGGTCGATGGGCGCATTGAGGAAATCGACCTTGACACATTCATCGACGACCTTCCGATACTCCCCGCTGTGTCGGCTGCCGGACTCGATGATCTTCTCTTTCTTGAGCCGCGCCAATGCGACCCTGACCGAATTCTTCGCCTCCTTGTCGCCCTGTCCGATAGCAAGGTCAAAGTAGATATCGGAGATTCGGAATGTTCCTTCACTTTGTGCGATCCATTCCCCGACTTCCTTGGTGATGTTCTGGTCTTTACTGGTTGCGACGGCGACGGATTCACGGACGATCTCCCCCACCCGTTCAAGCGGCAGATCATATTCTTTGGCCAGGATATCGGCCATGGCGAGGATTTTCTCTGCCGGGATTCGTCCCCGAGCAAGCGCGAAACAGGATTCTCTGAGTTCATTTTCCTTCTTGGTCATGGTTTAGATTTTTCTCGAATAACACTAGAATGGAATCATATAAGAAAATCATACATTTGTCAAGATACAGGTCGATAAACATCCGGCGGTCTTCCTGGAACTCGCCATGGTGTTTCCGGCATAGCGGGATTGCCCAATGATCTTTTGCCCCCGCACCCTTTGTCAACGGGAAGTGGTGCGTATCGACAACATCCCCGACTTGCGGCGGGTTGCAGAGAATACACCCATGCCGCGTAAGGTATTCCAGGTACTTTTTGAGTACGTTCATACCCCTTTTTGACTCCATTACGGCGTCAACGACCGATTCCATGTGTTCCTTATGCGGCGGCAGTTCCTTCGATTTGTGCGGCAGATATTTCTGTTTTATATCGTTCCATGAGATTTCTTTGGAAAACGGGGCGGCGGAGAGGTCGGGATAAGACTTACTAAATTCCACGCAGTAGTAAAGGGTACGTTCCGAGCATCGCAAATCGACCGCGAGTTGTTCTATCAGGTTAAAAGTCGATATACCCTGTCGCTCGGCAGCGTCCGAAACAATTATCCCTAGCTCATGCCGCCCCTCAATTAGACTCCATCGCATAGCGAATCCAGTCTCGACTAGGCACGACTTGGCATGGTCTATCAGATAGCCGTACCACTCGGCTCCGGTATCAATCAGTTTCGCCGGAAGATTCATTTCACTTTTTCCCAATCCCAATCATAGGCACTTTGTGCGTTTTCCTTAATCAGCCGCGAAATCTCGTTATATCCCATGTCGGTCTTCTTCTCTCCGTATTTCAGCATCAACTCCGTCGCCTCGATTCCACGTTGATACGACGATTGTGCCGTAATAAGCACATTCTTATCCGGCGCAACCAACGGCGGCTCGGGTGGTTCTGATCCCGTGCCTGAATTATCAATGGTTGGCCCATGCACTTTTGTGCAATTATCAAGGTTATAGAATTGCCCGTTCTGGGTATATGCCACTTTTGCCGCATCCCCAGTTTTTACCGACTCTACACCTTTCCCTATTTCCGGCTTAAATGTTCCGGCCCATATCTCAACGCCGTTATCATCCCCAAATTTGATTGACCACATTTTCTTGCCCGTCGTCTTTGTCGGGGCAATACGAACCGCTAAAATCGTCCGTTCAAGTTCCATTATTTTTTCTCCCTATATAATAAACGCCAGCCGCGACCATAACTGTCGTAATCCTTTTTAAATTCCACATTACAACCGGGGCTATTATCAATAACCGCGTCTCTTAGATCAAAGCTAATTTTTGAAGCACAGTTTCTCCCCTGGAATATATACATCTTTGCACTTGTGCAATAAGCATTTAAAAAGAACGCGGATTCAACCCCTAATCTCTTCCATTCGCTCGTTATCAATTCCGGCCACAATTCCTGGGCAATAGTCTTGAACTGTTCACATTTCGCCATTACCGCCAACACCCGGTCTTTCTCGATCTTTAATTCTTCACTCATTTTATTTTCTCCTCCATAATAATCGGTTCGGGTAGGCCGTGCTTCAATATCCCATGGACTTCACCCATTGTAAACCCCTCGATCATCCCGGCCAAATACGACCGGTCAGAATGTTCAATCAGGAATTTGATCTGACTAATCATCAAATCCACGCGCCCATTCTCCCCGGTGCGGTATTTCATGCCGCGCAGGAAGTCGTCCAGCATATAGCCTAGTTCTTCTTTTGGAAATCCCATTTAATCCTCCTCGTATTCTACGATTAATTTTATTTTCGCAGTTTTGACCAATTCATAGACTCCGATGATATTTCGATCTCTGGCGGCCAATTCCGATGCATCTTCTTCGGCCAGGAAGAATTCTTCCTTTGTCCCCGCGTTTTCCCTGAAAACATAAAGCCTTCTCGGATACTTTTTCATTTATTCTCCTCGTTTTTCGACCGCAAGTGGACGATAATAAAGCCTCATCCGGTCCGGGAACGCCTTTTTGATTGCGTCTTTTGCCTCATCGCAGAATGCATCTGCCAGTTTTCTGATCCGATCATACGTCAGTTCGATTGTCTTGTCCATCATTTTATTTCTCCTTTTTATGGAAATAGATTACCATGATCGCCGCTATCACCAGCCACGAAATGAACGATAAAACGGCGTTATTCATGCTTCCCCCTGCCCTACCCCCCGGCTCGGCTTAGATCGGGGCTGTTTTGCCCCCTTTTCGATACAGCCGTCATGTTTTTCGACAAAGAAACGCCTCTCCAGCGACCTTGCTTCCTCTTTATAGCTAAATTTTCCATTCTCCTCAAAATTATCCGGATCAAATAATTCTTTATCGAATCTTTTTATGGCCGTATTGAGTCTCTTTCCGAATCTAAGATACCAGAGTTGACAGGTAGTCCCACTACAAAATTTGACTTCAATAGGATTATCCCCGGCACATTCGACACAGTGCCGCCGTATTTGTTTAAGCGGATCACATTTTCTCATCCTTGCATTACCTCTTTATATGCCCTACCCATAGCTTGCATTTCTGCCGAGCCAAGCTCCATCTCTTGCTTCAAATTCGGCGTACTGAAGCCCCGAAAGGCACTCGCACTGAGATGATCGAAACCAACTGTGCGCCGCAAAAAGTATTTGCACAGATGATAAAGCTGAGTCGGGGACGGCTTGCGCGTCTGCGGATTTGACCAGAAATCGTATCCGGTTGATTGTTTCTCCTGATCTTCTCCGTCATCCGAGGGATATAAACCCAGCGACATAAGTTGTTGACATCCGGGCGATCCGGCCCACCATTTATCCATGGTCGCCTCACTTCCGCAACAATGGCAACATGAAATATACCCCCCGTCCTTCAGATATTGAGCATAGTCGCCGCTATCAATGAACGGAATGGAGATATACTTGGGAGTTATGCCTTCGTCTTCCAGGATCGAAACGATATGCTTAACGCGGTCAAGATTCCTTTCCTCATTCGCCGGTTCAAAGATCACGTTTGGCTTGTAAATTTTCGCAGCCTGGATTAGCTTCCTCAAAACATCGTCCTCCAACCAACCCTTATACGGCATGAGGGAAAGGATGAGCGTCAGGTCACGTTCCCTGATAAGCGATAGGACATAATGGAAGTGTTCATAATAATCGGCATCGCGGCCAGGGACATAGCTTGACCATTCAGGTGACTCGTCCATGAACGCCGACAAACTCCGTAAACTATTTATCCCATTCTCGACTAGGCAATCGAAATATGCGGGTAAATCGGCGGCTTTGAAATACTGCCCGTCCCTGGAACAGGTGATGGTCAAACATCCGCCGCTAAAACACGGGAGTTTGCCTGTCTTCCAATATGGGATATCGCATTTTTTGATTACGGGCGGTGGGGGCGGAGGAGGTGGAGGTTCGGGGGGCAATGGCGGTACAGTAGGTTCATATCTTTGACAGTCGCATAACTCATACCACCAACTACATTTCTTCGCGTTCTTACAAAATGCTTTGCGGAAATTAATCATGGTTTTTCCTCTCTCTCACGAGTCGCCGGAGTTCGGCCAGGCATTCTCTTAAAAGAATTGGTCGATAACCCCTTTCCCCAGACCATTGCTCAAACATTTTAAGTTTCCAATAAAGTTCTCTCTTACTCGGCCTTTTTTTCATTTTCCTACCTCTGTAATTGGCCCACATTCAACCTCTACGGGATTGCCATCTTTTCCCATTTCGGCCCGACTGTGACTGAATAATTTTTTATCAAATTCTCTCCCGCATCCTTCACACCGATATTGTTTAGGTTTTTCCTCTATCTCGAACCTCTTTTGTTTCATTCCCTCCTCCTTGCCTTTACAAGTCGCTTGAGTTCGGCTAGTAAGGGACAATGCTTACTATCAGCCGATAGATAACCCATGCAAGATGGATCACAACATAGACATCTCAATCTAGTTGCTTCACTCAAAAGCTGAAATAGTTTTTTCTTGCTCGGCCTATTTTTCATCGGATACCTCCTGTTTGGCCTTCCCATACCCCTTGTCATAGCCCTCATCATAGTATTTTGCGAGGCACGTCTCGCATGGCTCGACCGTAAAAGAGGGGCGTCCGCGTCGGCTAGAATCCGAGGATTTATTACAAAGGCCCGCACCACATGAACAGAAAATCTCAATGTCGATGCTTATTTCAGGCATTGTCCACCTCATATCCGAGTTCCTTGAGCATGGTAGTTAATTTCCAAAGTATGTCAGTCCAATCATGTCTATCCATTGTCTTCGCGATTTCTTTCAGTCGTTCCCTGCTCACCTTGCACTCTATGCGGGCGCGGATGGCCTGATAAATCTCTTTGTGTTTTCCCTCTATCGGCATACTTTTCGGCCCGTTGGAGAACCACTCAAAATACATGGCCTCTAAAGCCTGCAACATTTCTTCCATCGTCGGTTCGTCGGGCATCTAGGACTCCTTGATCTCAGCTACCTTTTTCATCTTCCCCTCCCGCCTCATCGTAAATCCATTGTCTTGCAATTTCGCAAAGAGCTACGAAAACGGCGTCTTTGTCACGCTCTAATTGTCCCAAGTCAGCATATGGCACTAGGTCTGGATGGATTTTATTTTCCCGACTATATTCAGAACCGTATTTCCAACCCATCGAGAAATAAGATTGCATCCAACTTCCATGTAGTTCTTCGGGGCTTCGGCTTCGTTGCTCTCCACATTGGCGCTCAATTACTTTGATAAATTGATTTCTAAAGGGTTCTTCCCTCTCGTCCCAGGAGGAGGGAACAATCGGGGCAAGGGAACCCGTTGCCGCTAACCTAGCCCCCTCATAGACAAACCTTGCTCTCCGCTCTGTCAAATTATTCATCTTCCCCTCCCGCCGAGGGCGACTTGGCTAATAAATCTCTGATGTCCAAAAGAACCTCGATGGCAAGCCCCAGGTTCTGCATAACGCTTTCGAGATTCAGGTTCACCGCTAAATTAATGTCACCCGCATATGGCGATCCACTTCGGTTCCAAGTGATTCCGCTCTCTACCTCTTTTCGTGTTCTCATTCCTTCTCCTTCTCCCCTTCCTGGGCGGCGTGGCCTTGCGGTTCAAGATACTTGATTTTCTTGCCTAGTTTTTTGGCATATTCTATTTCGTTCCTTGTTGATTCTCCTATGTAGCCGCCGACATTTAGAATAAAAACCTCGTCGGCCAAGTCGATTTTCCGTAGATGAAGTTCATCCATTTTTTCGGCAAGCCCCTCGGCCTCGGCTTGGTGGTCGTCTGCGGCCGGTCTATTCAACTCATCAAAATAAGATGGGGGCAACCAGTGAAGCCCAAGAGCAATGTTCCCCGCTTTTTCATATTCCCACATGAAAATTCCAAACTGTTCTATAAACCTAGACGAACCGCAGAGGCAGACAATCTTAGGTCGTTTTACGCTCGGCCCCGAAAGCGCGGCCTCCTTATCTGAGACGATTAACTCTCCGCCAAAGTGTCCTATCAAAAGTTCCCCGATTTCGGCGGCATCGACTCCGCTTATGTCCAGAAAGCTCTTACCGAGATGGAATCGGTATTTCGGCCCCGAAAGCGCGGCAAGGATGGCTTGCATCATTTCCATGTCTTTCCTTGCCTTTTTAATGTCTATCGAGCCCGGATATGCCTTAATAAATTTCTCAATATGCTTAATCTTCTCTTCCAGCCACGCCCTCATTTCATCGATTGCCTTTTTCATCTTCCCCTCCCGCCGAGGTCGGCTCTTTTGGTTCATCGGGCCAGCCATCTCTTTCCCAATGTGTCCATGAAATATTCATCGCCCTGGTTGCTTGCTCCATTGTGATAATGCCCATTTTAACCAACAACTTAGCCAAGCCGACAAGCTCATGGATGTCTCTATTTATCATTAGCCCTCCTTCTCCCCTTCCAAGGCGTGGCCGAGGATGAGGGCACGGATTTTGTCCAAGTCTTCAAATGCTTGTTTGACCTCAGCCTTTTCCCAATCAGCCATGTCTAACCGAAGCTGAACCAGATAATGAACCTCTAACTGAATCGCCAATCTTCTCCTCTCCTCCTCGCTTGGCCCAAGCGCGGAGTGACCGAGGATGAGGTCGCGGATTTTATCGTCCCTGGCCCTCCATGCCGGAAGCCTAAATTGAGTTTCCTCCGTATGCCGCACGAGGTCATTGAAATCACGAAGCGATAATTCCCTCTCCTCCCCACTCGGCCCCGAAAGCGCGGCAAGGATGGCTTGATATATCCCAATGTTGTATTTAGTTTCTGAATAACTCGGACTGGTCTCATCCACGTCAAGGGCATCTAGGTGCTTTAACCATTCCGTATCCCGCGTAATCTTCTCCTCCAGCCACGCCCTCATTTCGTTAGTCGCCATCGCGGACCTCCCTTTGCTCAATCAAAAACCTAAATGGACAGGAACTACAGATTTTCCCGCCCCGCTTTCTGACATTTCGACAATTTTTATACCATTGAGATTGTGGCCTTTCCATCGCTACCCCCAGGATCATCTCCAGTCTTTCCATACGATCATTTTTAGTCGCCATCTTCAATCTCCACGCCAATGGATTTGAGCCAATCGGCCAGAACATCCGTTGCTGATTCTTTTGTTGTCAGGTATCCCTTCTTGACAACTTCATAAATAGCAAGCATTTTAAGGGTGACATTCATTACTTGATCTATCATCACAGACGGCAGCTTGGGCAGGGGGCAGGAGGCGGGAATATTTTTATCCAATGCGTCCTGACATTCTTTGCAGTCGGATTCAATCGGACAATCTCTACAACAAGTAACCACGAGCATCCGCTTATCGGTCATGTTATCTCTACCTCCCCAAATGCAGATTTTTATGACAAGAAGAACAAAGCCATTCTATTTTGAGCGGCCTGAAATAATCGGGATGATGAGCCTGAACTTTCCTATTTGCGCCACAGTTTGAACAGGTAGTAGGCCGAATAATTTTTTTCTTTTGATTTACGTTAATGAGTCTGTTAATTACATTTCGGGCGTGTTTAATAATTGGGTCTATTTTCTTATATGGTAAAGGATTTCTAATTTTCCACAATTTCGTTGCACGCTGTCTTTTTTCTATATTTTCTGGCCGATGATTATATTCTTTTACGTGCTCTTTATTTTTTAAATCCCAGTCTAATTTTAATTTTTTGCGGCTTTCCTTTATCTCTGGCCGAGAATAATATTCTTTTCTTTTGGCTTTTATTTCTGGCCTGGAATTATATTTCTTCATGCAGGCAGCCACTATTTCTAAGTGATTCTCGCGCCAAGCTTTTTGATATGCACAAATCTTCTCCCTATTTTTCTGATAATATATTTTTCTTAGTTCTTTAGATTTCCACATTTTCTATCACAACCTCCGTTCTCTGATTCTTCCCGTCCACGGCCTGTTTAACTTCCAGGTTAATCCATTTGGGCGAGTCGTCCCATATCAGCCCCGCTTTCTTCAGCGCGTCTCCGAGGCACTTTGCTCCAGCGTATAGGTTGTCTTTATCGAGCAGCCGCTTGCGGTAGCTGGTGATGATGACTTTCTTTTTTTTCTTAATACGTACAGGAGATAAAAAATTCCCGATATTCCACCATTGCGCCATAATGGCATAGAAATAATCCCTCTGTATCTTCGCCCGCTTGGCCCAGTGCATCCGCAAAAGTTTGTTTGCGCTTATGATCGGGAGGGAGATGGTGAGCTTCATTTTGCTATCTCTTTTTTGACCATTAGGTTCCACAGTTTTTGTCTATATAAGCTGTTTTTGGGGCAGGAATAATTTTGATTTTGTCAATCCAATGCGGTCCATACCAGCAAAACTCTTTCCCATCATTACTTCGATAGCCTTCTCGCCAAATTTTCCATGCGTGTTCCCGACCTTTAAAGGGTGATGAAACTTCATAGGAAAAAACCTGACCCGATTTCAAATAAATTATAATGGTCGCCTTACTCGTATTTTTCATCTTCATGCCCCTTCCCCCGCTTCTATGCCCAAGTAATATGCCAGACGTTCGATCTGCCGCTCCCTTTCCGCAGCCCACGCCGCAGCCCTCGCCGCATCCCACGCCGCAGCCCTCGCCGCATCCCTCGCCGCAGCCCTCGCCGCAGCCCTCGCCGCAGCCCCCGCCGCATCCCACGCCGCAGCCCTCGCCGCAGCCCTCGCCGCAGCCCTCGCCGCAGCCCTCGCCGCAGCCCCCGCCGCAGCCAGTTCTTCTTTCGTTATTTCTCCAAGGGTATATTTTCTGGCGGCATCAATCGCTTTTCGCGGTCTGTTGTCATCGGGATATTGTTTCTCATAAATTGGCAATACTCGTTCGGCGCAATCGGCGGCGAATAATCTCGCGGTTTTCTCGTTCCACCCGGAGAGTTGCCTTACTAACCGAGCCTTGCGGACAACTACCTTATCATTGCATACGATGGTTTCCGTTCCTGGCGCGGGTTCAACTTCCCATATTTCCTCGTTGAGCCAGGAAACCAGGTCTCCCGGGCGGCACAAATGCAGTCCATTACGACACGGAACGAGCGGTCCCTCAGCCTCCAACCAAGTTCCCGGTCTCGGCCACTTGCCCTTACCGCTGTTGCAAGCCATCCGCCCCTTACCTAAAACTTTGTAATATTTCATTTGTCTCTCCTCATGCCCCTTCCCCCGGCGGGATGATGGATTGAGGTTTCATGAATAGTCCTCAATTTTCTGTCTTTGACAATAGAGTAATTTGAACATGAACGGAACGATAACCGCTTGACCTTTCTTCTTTCCATTTTTTATCGCGTTCTTCTGGGGATAATCCCTTTCCGATAAAATCATCTATGGCCTCTTTTTTTGTCATAAATGTTCCGCAGAGTAATATGGGATGATTTTTCCCCGGATAATCCCAATAAAATAAAATGGCCCACATCTTCGTGCTATATGGTTTATTCTTTCTCATTTTCTCCTCTTCATGCCCCTTCCCCCGGCGGGATGATATAAGCGGGCCTAGCCTCCTCGACGCAATTGGGGAGCGGTATAAGGCGGGGCGTCACTTCGCCTAATCGCCGGTATAAGCCGTAGGCCCGCATATTTTTATTCATGCCCATAATCTAATCTGTTAAGCGTCGATTGATATAATCTTTTGCTTTTTCATCATCTTTATTCCATAGGAGAGAATCGCCCACAGATTGAATTAATGCCTTCCAATGAAATAATCTCCGCATTGCTTGATCCGCAGAATTCCTAGACTCCCATTCTTCTCCGGTTTTTTCCATTGGTTCATTCTCCTCATGTTCGCTCATGTCCATAATCTAATCCCCATTTCCGGCTTTGTCAAGCTTTATTTTAAAATCGTCTCCATATTTGCACGCTGTGCAAATTCCCCCCGAGAATTAATTATAGTAATTATCGTTAATTAAGTTAATTATAAATCTTCTCGGGGGAATTAATCGATCTCCACCGAAGTGGCTAGATAAGATTTATCGATTTCTTTAGTTCGTTTTTCTCGACATAAAAGCCAATCATTATCGGGGCTCCATTTATAGCATCTTAGGCCATGTCTTGCTGCTGTATTCATAAATTTACGCTGTCCCCTTTTCAGTCGATGGTATTTTGTTTGCTTAACCTCCACCAACATAATGTCCCTTCCCTTATAACAAATAAAGTCTGGATATCCTTGTTTAGTTACTCTCCAGCCATCAAGTCGCGCCTTCTCGGCGAATATCTGTTCTGCCTTATTTTTGTATTGACGATGAAAATCAATGTCTATAAGTTTTTTCATGATTCCATGGTACCACCAAGCCCTTTCTACGTCAAGACTTTTTTTAAAAAAAGTTGCCTGGTATACAAGATACTAAGATATACTAGGGTATCCCCTATATCTTGGCGAAGCAAAGAAACTAGGTATTACATAAATCTAGGGTTTAGCGTTAGTCTTACAGCTATAGCAGTAAAGCCCTATTTATCTCTAAGAGAAGAAAGAAAGATAAGAAAGACCTATAGTCTATTACTATCCCATGTTATAAATATGGTCGTTTATTTCCTGGGTAGGCGGTAGACTTATTTTTCAGCGAGAGTAAAATGCGCGGGAAGAAAAGAAAGGCCGCCGTCATCGCGTCTGAAAGGAGGTAAAAACGCGGCCATGATAGCCATGGACGACAACGGCGGCCTGATAGTCAATCCTTAACGGGCATGATTAGAGCAATAACAGACTGCCCCGTTTCTTGATTTCGGGCCTTGATTCTGATTGCTTCATCCCCAGAAAAGAAATCCAACTTAACAAATGGTCGATGTTCTGAAAGAGTATTTGAAATTGCGCGGAGAAGCTCTGATAAGATTTTGGCGTTGACTGAAATCGAAAAGACGGGCTTTTTGTGAGGAAAAATTCCCTTTAATTTCGGGGGCGTTCCCCTTTGAATAGGGCGAATCTCATTTATAGCTGATAAATCGGAGGCATAGAAAATTGGTTTTTCGTCCTCTTCTCCAGCAAATGCAATATTGGCCAATATAGGCATATGCTTTATTTTGGGGATCATCTTTTTCATTTTCTCCCCGTCTTCTTTCGATACCATTATCTCCCTAGTTGGAAGACAGGCATTTCTTCCATTGTGAGGGGGATATTCAGACGGATTGGATTCTCTTGAGCGAGTAACCAACATAAGCCTATGGCCGTCTGTTGCCCAAGTGGCGCGCGGACCAAAGACGACCCTCCCGTCATCATATTTGTTCGATGCTGCAATCGCTGTTACTTCCAAGTTGTTTTTGTTATACATTCCATTCTCCCGAATCCATGCCTTCCATGGGGTAAGGGCTTATTGGATTTTTAATCCTCTTTCGGTGTATCGAAGAAATGGGCGATAGATTCCAACGTCTCCAACCGCGCTTTCTCTTTACGGGTTGTTTCAGCGAATATCTCAGGCATCATGATTCGCCCGTATATGACCCCGCAGCTCATGCATCGCGCTTCCAGGTCGGCTATGCGCATAAGAAACCTAGTGAACCGCCGACAGGTCGGGCAGAATAGAGTCATTTCGGTTTGCCGGTTGTCGAATGGGATACCGGACGATCCCCCGCTCATGTCGTCCGTAAACTCCCCAAGCTCGGCCCCATAATGTTTCTTGTCAATCATTTAATCCCCCCTGTCCATCATGGCCTCAATAGCTGGAAGCCACTTGAAATAGTTTAGGGCGGCCATAATATATCTATCCGCCCAAGCCCTGTAGATTATCCATTCGGCTTTAGTCATTTTTTCCTCCTATTTTCTCCGGTAAATATAATCAATCATCTTTTCGGCTATCCATGCCGCCGTAGAGAAGGCGACTAGACAAGCCCCCATGAGCCCGATAAATGCTAAGATTTGTTTCATTATAGCCGCCTTCCATAATACTCGCCCCAGTACCATTCGTTGATAGTGTCAAGTGTCCCATATTTATGGCCGCGATGAATGACCCCATAGGCTTTGATACCATAGATTTCCCCAGTATCATTTACGATCATGTATTTTCCGCTTGTCCCTACATTTACCCTGGTATATTTCCGGCCTGGAATAATCTTGGTTTTACAATTATCCCTATTGGGTTGACAGGCTAAATTGTGTTTGACCAAATCCTCAATTTGCTGTTTTTCTAAAAGCTCTGCAAATTCTTGTAACTTTGTCATTATAGTTTACCTTTCCTTAATCGCCACTTAAACTATTATTCTTCGTCGAATCCGTCAAACCAAATGGGCAGCCCCTTGTCGTTGAGTTTGTGAGTTTTGGGGTCCCGACAATGAGCTTGGGCGGCCTCTTTTGTTAATCCCCTGGCGATTGTCCGCCTGCGACCATTTTCCCAAAACCGGATGATTTTGTAGGTTGTCATTTTGTTTTTACCTCCCGACAACCGGCCTTCCGGTTGTTTCGTCCTTCCGGGCTCATCGGGGGAAGACTAAACAGGATTGACACTGCCCAGATAGTCCTCAATAAAAGCATTAAATTCATTGCCGTCAATGTCGGGGCCTGATTTTCCGTCCATGGTAAAGTCAATCAAGTCTCCATTTTGGAATTCGGCGAAAAACCGATGATCACTAAGGGTTGAACAAGGCCAGCCGCCATTAGGCTTATGAGCCCAGTCATAAGTATCATTCGCCGACGCCCAGATTTTGACGTTTCCTTCATACCGTTTGATTTTCATTTGTTTTTACCTCTGATATAGATATACAGCGGCCATGGTCGTTTGTCAAGCTTTATTTTCATTTATTTTAAAATAAATTTGCACGGCGTGCAAACTGCCCAAGTGCCCAGCAAGAATCGCGTCAGAATGCCCTAGGATCGCCCCTTATATGTCGCCGCTAAAGTAGTCCCTATTCCCCATAAGAGTATATCCCTCAACACTATCTCATTAATTGATCTGGTCATATATGCTATCTATATAGTCTTACTCTATCGAGGACTACCCGAGTGCGACCGCTAAGCTACCCGAGAGTGGGTAACGGATTACCCACCTGGATTTAGGCTCGAATTGTCGATATTTGCATTTTTCGCCATGTGCCACTTTGTGCAAACTGTTGATTCTATTGACTAGAGGATCGACGCGCTAGGGGGTCGATGTTAACTTTTCTGCAAATAATGACACGATCCCAGACCCCCAGATATAGTATCCAGGCCCGATTATCTTGTGTTCCCCCCCGTCCATAATCGCCAAACTGCGCTAACTCTATTATAATCAACGTATCGCTAGTTGACATTATAGCTATTATGCGACGCAGCATGGCAGGAGCGGGCAGGGCGGCATGAAGGGAGGGTGACGCGCCAGCCCATGCCCATGCCCCGAGGGGGACCCATTGCCCCCTTTTAAGGTATTTCGGAGCGATAAACCGTTCTAGATTATAGATACTAAAAAACAAGCATATTGAGGGTAGGGGATGGAGTAGAATTGATTAGTTATGGGTATAGAGGATGTGTTTTACGGAGTGGATATGTACTTTGAGGAATTGATGGTAGTGTTCCAGGGCATACTTTTCGGCGGCTTCCATAGCGGTAAGAATGTTTAGGGAATGAATATTGATGGTTAAGGTATGGAATCCTTGGTCGGCGTAACCCATTTTTTTGAAAGTTATCTCCCACACGGAACTCTCTGGGGAGGATGAACAATTCAGATATTGACGTTGTATTGAGTCGGCTAAGTCTTTGATATGGTCCCTGAGTTTTTCAAGCTCTTCATTTGTTAGGTTCATTTATTTTCCTCCTTTTGGTTAAGGCATTTACGGCATCTTTTGAATCCTAGATTTTCCTTGAATGCTACCGGAGATTCGAAGGCGGCGCACCAATCTACCAGTGCGCGCCATGGTTTTTGAAGGTGGCAGTCCCCACAATAATCTCCATCCGTCGATATTTGAATTTTTATTGTGTGTTCAGTCATTTTTGATTTTCCATGCTATAATCTACCCCTATTTTGTGGGTTTGTCAAGTTATTTTTTGGGATGATTTGCGAGGCGATAGACTGCTCGGAATTATGGACAATAAATTTCAGGCATATTGGGACTTGACAATGGGTGGTGATTGGGGTAGATTGCATGGGGGTGCAATAAGGTAAACAGATATTGCTAAGTGATGACATATTTACACCGGCGCGAAGATTTAACTTGACATGGGTGGATAATGGGAGTAGATTATATAGCGAGGTGAGATATGTGGTGGTCGAGAAGGCGGACTACGTGCCGGGAATGTCGGCACATAGCGATTAGAAGATGGTGGGATAAAAAACATGACGTTAGACACCAAGAAACCAATTCTTTCTGTTGGGGAGGGGCAAGGTTGCTTTGGGGCGAGAGAACCCATTTCATAGCCGATAAATATTTACCCATAGGCCCGACGCGATATCATTTAAATGCTGATTCGCACTGCCCGTTTTTCGAGCCGAAATAGGAGGTATCCGATGAAAATGAAACAACTATTGGAACTGGCGATTGAACATATCCGGGCCGAGATCGGTGGGTTACAGTTTGTCCAACCTCATAGACCAAACCGCCCCCCAGACGCGATAAAGCGCACTAACGACATAATCCTTGCACTATATGAGGCAATATCGGTTTTGGAATTGGAAGTCAGTGGTGAAAAGTAAGCGATATTTCCTAAGTTTCATCGAGGAGTGCATTATGAATCCGAAGTATGCCGGGTATATCGGCGGGAGGATGGAGATATTCGACAACGAAAGCGAGGGTTCATATGCCATGGATGAGGATCGATATTTCACCAAGGACGTGGGATTCTATAAGTTTCGTGATAAATGGGACTTCAAGAATGTCGGGCCGAGAACACTTGATCGAATCCGGTGCGAATTGAAAGAGAAATACCTAGACAGCATATAGCAAAAGTGGTCTTTAATTAACTTAATTAACGATAATTACTATAATTAATTCCCCCTGATCCGGACAATAATCCGGACATCATGTCCGGATAAATCCTGTCAAGTCCTACCAAAAATAATTCTGCTCGGGGGGAAATCCAAAAAATTGAATCAGATCATCCAATTATTTGGATCGAGCATGATATAATATCAGTAGAAGGACAATATAATAAAAAATGGCCAGTACAGACGAAGATATCCGCGATGTTTACCGTTCTGATATAGACAGGAGAACGTGGATTGTGGGCCACTCAAAAAGCGGGTGGATGCAGTTCTACGATGGCCTCAAGGGAATGTCAGTTGGTTCTATTTATCCAACCGCCTTTACAAGAGAAGAGGTCGAAGAATTACAAAAAATATGTGCCAAAGATATAAGGAAAGTGGGTGTGCTGCCTCAGAAATGAGGAAGGGATGAAGTGGGAAAAGGCACAATTTGAACGGCGTGCAAATTTTCGGGCGTTGCCGGAATAACCGTCGCTTCGCGGTAACGGGACCGGTGGCGGATAGAGGCCCGACTGGGTATCAGGGCCGCCATGCAGGTGCTGTCCGACGTTCCTATAACATGAAAGAAGAGCCGCCGGATATCGGGGATATGCAATAGTTCCTCGACGCCCGATTTTCAAATAAGGAGATAGAATGTCATTTCATTGGGGAAGATTGAATCGTGGAAAAACCAGGGAAAATTTCGATGATCTTCACGAACGGCTGGAGAAGTTGGAAGATAAACTCAATGCGACCTGTGAATTGCTCGGTGTCGCATTCGGGGCCGATGCCTTTCCGACGGCATTTTATATCCAGAGAAAAAAACCCGAAGACAAATGACGGTCAGTACCGAATATGACACAACTCCAGGGAAGGAACTTCTAAGAGGTAGAAACATGTCTCCCTTCAAAAGTCGTAAGCAAATGAAATGGATGTTTTCCGCCGAAAATCGCGGGGAAGTGAAGAAAGGGACGGCGAAGCGATGGGCGCATGAAACGCCGGATATCTCGGAATTGCCGGAAAAGAAAAAGAAAAAAACGGAATCTCATGGACGATATAGAAAGCGGTAAAGAACCTCCGCTTAGGATGGGAAATGTTCTTCATTCTCGGAGTTCTCGCCGGACTTCTGCGGGAATTTTTGGTTATCTGCTGGTTTCAGTCTATCCAGCAACGGTTGGCCTTGCGGGGTTCGGGCATTTCCCTGGTGATCGGTTTGCTGGACTTTGGGGTAATCGCAAAATTGGCCTTAGATAGGAATATCTTGATGATGATTGGATATATCATCGGAGAAACAGTCGGTACTTTTGTAGGGATACAATGGTCGATAAAGAAAAAATAGAAAGCAAAGAAGATGTTCGCGGGTATCGCGGCGGACTCAAAGTTGACCTTGATCGAGTTATGGAATCGAAACGAACACTCCGTGAGGAATTGTCGGAATATCTGGTCGATATTCTTGACACGGAGATAAAGAACCAGGAAGAGTATATCGGAAAAATCTCCGATTGGCAGAAATTATACAGTTGTAAGAAGGAAAAGAAAACATTTCCGTTCGTCGGATGTGCAAACGTCAAGAACCCGATTGCCCATTCTGGGGTGGATACGATTTTTGTTAGGGCCGCAGATAATCTTTTCAACAAGCAAAAGGTGTGGTTGGTGGGGGCCAAGAAGCCCGGTTATGAGGAAATTGCAAAGAACATCGAAGACGGCCTGGATTGGTTCCAACTCAATGTAATGAAATTTCGCGAGAAACTTTTACCTGCGTTATTGCAGTCAATCAAGATCGGGACTGGGATCGGAGAGTTGGTTTATGAAGAGAAACGGAAACCCGTCTATCGGTATGCAACCAAGGACGAAGAAAAAGACAAGAAGATCGTCAAATACACACTTCCAGGGACGAGATCGAAGGCGGTAAAGTCTATACGTTCAGTATATACCGGCCCGAATTTCTATCCAATTCCGAGAGAGGACTGGCTTCAGTCAAGCGATTCCCTGGACCTACAAGAATGTGCGGCTTGTGGATATAAATACAAACTTCGTCCGCAAAAGATTTTGACGAAAGTTCGGCAGAACTTATTCGATGAGGATGCCGTTGATAAGTTGATGTCGAAGGACGGACTCGGGTTTGTCATTCCAGAGGCTCCGGCAGACGCGACAAAAGATAATCGGGCGGCATTGGAAGGAAAGAAAATCCAGATTGTAGCCCGGAATAAACAGGCAACATTTTGGGAACTGTGGGCAAAATATGATGTTGACGAGGACGGTGAAGAAGACAGTATCGTCGTCACGATCAATAGGGAAACGGGGATCATCGTGGCCGCTATTTATAATCCGATATTCGGGAACTTCCGCCCGTTCGATAAGTTCATTTTTTACCCAGTTGAATATTCCATGGACGGGGAAGGGATTTGCCAGATTCTTGAGTCGATCTCGAATGAGTTCGATACTATCCATAATCAGAAACTTGACAGGGTCACGCAGATAAACAGTCCAATTGGATTTATCCAGCAGGGAAGCGGACTAGAGGGCCTTGCGGGGAAACCGTTACAGCCCGGAATGATCCACATTTGCGATGTTGATCCGAATGTCGCGTTCAAGGAATATAACTTCAGCAATACCACGGTCAGTTCATTTCAAGAAGAAGATCGGCTTGTCGCCATGGGCGACCGCGCTATCGGTGTCGGGCCTATTTTCTACGGCCAATCGACCGCAGAACGCCCGGTTGCCAAAGAAACCATGGCCGTTATCGAAGAGACAAACAAGAAGTTCAAATACGGTCAGGACAATATCCGGGCGTCAGTTCAAGAATTGGGATATAAACTGATGGAAATGCTGGCACAGTATCAACCGACATTCAAATATTACGTGAAGGACAAGATGGGGATCGAGCAGGAGCGGACGGTGGATTTCCCCACCGAGAATATCCGGGACGTTCTTGAGGTGCGGTTGGTAACGTCGAGCGAGATGATGAACCAACTTGAGCGGCGGCAGACAAACCTGGAGCTTTATCAGATAATCAAGGATTTTGCGACGAGTTCCGGGAGCATGGCCCAGGTTCTTTCCAATCCGCAAGTCCCGAGCGGCATGAAAGAAATAATTCTTAGGGCTAACGATATCGGGGTTAAGGTTCTCACGAAAATACTTGATGATTATCCAACCGTGACCGATTCAAAAGAGATGGTATTGGATTTAAGGACGGCTACGGATACGGATAAATTAGTCTTGGCATCGCCGGATAAGATGGCCGAGATGCAACAAGGGGCCGGGGGGCAGCAACCACCGGGCCAAGGAATGCCACCGGAAGGCGGATTACCGCCGCAAGGAGGAGAATTTGGCGGAATTTGAACCGATTAAGGACGTTATCAGGGAACAGGCAGAAACGTTTTTCAAGAGCCGGTTCTATGAACTCTGGATATCGGAGATCATAAAGAAACGGCGGGAAATGAGTTTCCTGCTTGAGACTTCTCCGCCGGATATGCTCGGCAGAACGCAGGGAATTGTCCAAGGATTAGTCATGGCGGTGCGAGTGATGCGTGATTTATACGGACGAGAATTGCCGTATGTGAATAAGGAAAACTTTCCTCGGATGGGGGAGAGAATTAAGATTGAGGAGGAGAAAGAATAATGTCTGAAAACCTCGATGGATTTTATGCTCAGTATTCCGCAAGTAATACTACGAGCGTAACAGGTGCTGGCGATCAAGTCTACACTAGTGGCGATCAGCGATATTGGTATGATACGACAACCACTTGGCCCTATTATCCCTATGGTTACCCCTGTGGTTATTATTACTCATATCCCTGCTATACCGTCAGCAAAACTGAAACGGCGTTTAAATTGGTCAAGAAATTCGTTGAAATGAAACTCATCAAAGAGCCGAAAACATTCAAGGAATTTTGCGATCTGATCGAAGAAATATCTAAAATTTTATAGCGTGAATTATATAAATCTCAATTAAGTAAATTAAAAAAGAGATTTTACACAGAAGATGGTAAAGAACATTTTCTAATCAATTAATGGAGGAAAATATAATGCCAGAAGAGAAACTTGGAGAACCGGGAATCGAAATTCCGGCCCAAGAACAGAAACCGACCCTGCCAAAGAAATTCGAAGGAAAATCGGTTGAAGAGGTTGTCGCATCTTATGAAGAATTAGAAAAGCATTTAGGGCGACAATCTTCGGAGTTGGACGAAGTAAAGCGGAGACTCACCGGCTTTGAGGAAACGCGGAAACGGGAAACCTGGGAAGACAAGTGGAAAGCGTTGACTTCCACTCCGACGGAACCGCCCGAACAGCGGTATCCTGAACGACCGCCCGAACAAAAGCCCGGACTTGGGGAATTCGACTATTACAACCCCGTTGACAGCATTGATAGGATCGTATCAAAGAGACTAGAGAGTGAACTTAGTAAGCGCGAAAAGACGAATCAGGAATACAGCAAGAAGGTTTATTACGAGACTGGGAAATCAAATTTCGTGAGGGGCTATCAAGGCGCAATCAAATCGAATCCCGATTTGTTCAAGGGGATCGACGAAGCGATTGCAGGGGCAATCCTTGAGAGTTTCAATCAGGGCAAACTCGGCCCGAACGATGTTGGAAACCCCGAGATTTGGGAAAGTCTTGCGGTCGCCTATCGCTGGAAAAACGACAAGGATTTTTTCAAAGGGGGCGGTGGGATTCAGGGAATGGCGAATGTCGGCGGGACGGCTACTCCATCCCAGGTAAAATCACCGGAGGCAAAACAAATTGTCTCCGATTCGGAGTTGGAATCGCCGGGACTGAAGGCTATCATCGATAACCTTCCCAGTGTCGGCGGTTCTTTGGAGAAGGCAAGAGAATTGATCGAATACGAGAGAAAGCAGGGGCAAGGGTGACGCGATGGAACTATTACACATTTCGCACAAGATAGTCGATCTCAACAGGTCGGTTTGGGACAAGTCCAAATCGAAGCGCGAAACGGGAGAATATGTTTTCTCGTCAAAGCGGTATGTGAGCTATCGGGACAAGGCGAATCTACCGGCCTATTACTTTAAGTGGATACATTATTCACCGAGAGACAACTATATGGCCATAGATACAGCCAAGTGGGATGGTTTCACGTATGTCACAGTCGAAGACTCGTTCTGGCCGGAGCCGTTAAAACCGGATTCGGGGGGTGGGTTTTATCGTTTCAAGGATGTAGTCCTTATGAAATGCCCGTTGGTTCAGGAATTGCGCCGGAGAATAGACTCGAAAAAGATGTCCGATGCGATGGCGATGTCAACCCGGATGAAGTTTCGAGATGAAGCAAAAGAGACAGGCGCGGCCATGACGGCACAAGATGAGGACGAATTGAACGAGATGGCTAAATCTCTCGGACTTCAAAACGTTCAATATTAATATCGACCGCCGTTAAGCGGTCAACATTTCTTTAGGAGAAAAAAATGGCTTCAATTGAAGTATATCAGTATGGCGCGGCTCCCCAAGTCATCGAAGCACTTGAGGGGACTGCTACACAGACCTTCGCCATAGGCGATCTCTTGATGTGGGAAGCGGCTGGTCGTGTTGTCGTGGCGACAACCGGAAACGAGGTTGCCATCGCTCGAAAAGCGGCAACTGGGACGGCTGATACCAAATTACAGATCGAATTACTTGATCCCGTAACGCTCTATGTTGCGAAAGCGGCTTCTGGGACGACTACCAATCAGACCAATGTTGGGGAGTTGGGTACTTTCACCTTTACGATTGGTGGGCATACTTTGGCCGCAAATACTACAAGTGGTGCAGATGCGAGTATCGTTCAGTTACATCCGGCGGACGGGGCGAAGGCCGGTGGTCGTTATATTATCAGATTCCTGGCAAGCGCGATTGATATGGGTGTTTGATAGGAGAATAAGATGAGTACAGTTACAACCGGTTATGATTCCTCAACCCAGAGATGGTTACTGCGCGGCGGCTTGCGTAAACTCTATGACGACACCCTAGGCAAAACCAAGACTTATTACCAGGAGATTTCCAACACGATCACGACTAAAAACATGATCGAGACGGATTTGCAGAAAGGGACGCTTGATTTGCCCGTGGAGATCGTCGAAGGCCAGAACATCCCGATTCAGCGGCCTTATTTGGGCAACACGAAGAACTACACGCAGCGGGCGTTTGCGATGGGATTCCGCATGACCTTTATGATGGACTTCTTCAACAAGTATCACTTGTATGAGGACCTGTCCAAGAGTATGGCGAAGCGGATGAAAGAGGGGAAGGACGTAGAAATTGCTACTTTCTGGAACGGCCTAACCTCTCAGTCGCTCACCTGCGGAGTGCCGTTTGATACGGCTGCCGTTGCCAGCGCGTCGCACACGGGACTCAATCCGAACACCACGAACGACAGTTTCTCGAACTACCTAAACGCGAACCTCTCTCATGCGGCGTTGCTCTCGATGAGGTATTATTTCGCCACGAAGAAAGATTCCATGGGACAACTCAACCCCGGAAAAGCGACTCATTTGATCTATGAGTCGACGAACTGGGCGACGGTTAAAGAGTTCCTCGAATCCGAACTCAAGTCCGGCGAAGCCTCGAACACGAAGAATGTGTACGGCGACCTCGGCCTCAAACCTTTCGAGTATCCGCGTTTCACCTCGCCCACAAGTTGCGTTGCTATCCAGAAGGACGAAGATTACGACTTCAACGTTCTCACCTCGCTCGAACCCAAGATGTTCTTCCCCGAAGCAAAAGACTACACGCTCGATAAGGTTGCGTTGAGCTTCCAGATGTTCACGTATGGCGCAGGAGATGTTCGGAACATCTACATTTTGGACACGTAAAAATCAATAACTAACTGAAAATAGTATAGTTAGTTGGACATAAGCACTCGGACGCTTTCGAGTATAAACGTTTATAACCGGCCCTGGCCGAGCGGGGCCGGAAATCTTTAGAAGTGAGTGAGGATCAACGATGATCGTATTCACCACTTAGGAGAACTAAAATCTCAATATTTCCAGATGGTTTATTTCAGTACGGCGGCCAGCCGGTAGGTGCAGGGCAATTTTCAAGTCCTTGGGCGAAGGCTTTTTTTGTTGATGGGACGAGTGGGACTGATGGATTTGATGGCCTAAAGCCGACTCAGGCGAAAGCGACAATCCAGGCGGCAGTAACGGCTGCTGGGCGTGGTGATGTTATTTATGTAAGGCCACTTACATATACCACAGATGCTTCGGATGTCAATCGATACGGCGAGGCCGTGACGGTTCCCTATGCAACAGCAGACCTCTCATTAATCGGTGTTTCCAATACCATGCCCGGAAACTGTAACTATGGGGCGAAATTACAGTACACTACGGCGAGTGGTACGGCATTGACGGTAAACGCGCCAGCCTTCCACCTTGAGAATATGTGCGTCCGTTCCGAAGGTGCTGCCAACGGCGTTTATTTTCAAGGATTGGGTACGGATGACTATGCCACCTACGGCGGGACGTGCGGCCCGACGGTTAATAGCTGCGTATTCCGTGGTGGTCAGTTTGCCCTGAATCTTTCCGATGGGGGGTATGGTGCTTACATCGCCAACAGTCGTTTCGAGGGCGGGAGTGGGCAGGATGATTCCATTCGGTTGAATGGGAACGGAAGTCCGATGCGGAGAAATACCATCCGCGACTGCCACTTCTGTGGATTCAATGGCGTGGCTATTGATAATGCCTATATCCGTATTTACAGCAACACCGATTTACTCATTTTCAGATGCACGTTTGAGATTAAACCAACCGACGGTTATTACATTAACGCCACGGGGACAAACCTCGGGTTGATTGCACACTGTTGGTTTGCCGAAGGCGATCTTGATACGGACGCGGAAATTGTCCAGGGTGGTCTTACTGTTGTTGATTGTATGGACGTTGCCGGTCACGCCGCAACGACATAACGGTTGAAGTTGAAATTCATGGATGGGGTCGGGCAACCGGCCCCTCCATTCTAATCGCATGGAAATCATTATCAGGGGCAAATCTAGGTTTGGCAGAAATCGGTCTGAACAGGAAGAAAATCTCCGCAAAGAAGGGATGCGCTCTCTCAGCGATGAACAACTCGACGCCTGTAAATATATCGAGAAGAAACAGAAAGATAAATTCGGGTTGAAGGAAAGTTTCATCGGGCAACATACTCTGGGAGGAAATAGCGGAATAAAGACCGAAGAATAAACCGGTCATATTTTTTGGAGGAAACAAAGATGGCCGATGGATATAAAATATGGCAGATATGTCCCAGTTGTTCGGGGACTGGTAAGAATATCCGGTGGGGTGGAGATGAACATGGAGTTGGCGGATTAATTGAGGATAATTGCTCGAGATGTTTGGGTGAGAAATATATATTTCTGGGGTGGTGTTCAGTAAATACGAGTATTCTCCCAGATGGGACGGAATTAACTCAGACTGTTTTTCCCACTTACAAAATAGTTGAAGCAACAGTTACCTCAGAATATTCTGCATTATCTACCGCAAATAAGACCGCCTATGGAATGATAGTCTCTTTGGGGACGGTTGACCTTTCAGACGGAACGGCCACAAAAGATAAACTCTGGGATATGTTTGGCGCGGAAACCACGACCAGGGCCAATTTGGAGACCTTAGTTGCCTGACAACATCTATGATGTTCTCATTGGCGGCGCGGGAACGCCTGGGGCTACGGGGCCGCAAGGCCCACAGGGGGACCAGGGGCTACCCGGAACGCAGGGTTCGGTGGGGCCGAAGGGTGACCAAGGGGATACTGGATTACAGGGCGAAATTGGCCTCCAGGGGCTACAGGGGGAAGCTGGAGCAGATTCTACGGTTCCCGGCCCGAAGGGTGATACCGGGGAACAAGGTCAAGTCGGAGTACAGGGTGAGCAGGGGATTCAGGGGATAGCTGGCTCCAAGGGAGATACGGGTGATATTGGCTCTACGGGAGCCAAGGGCGACCAAGGCGATCCCGGCCCACAGGGTTATCAGGGTGTACAAGGGGAGACCGGTTCCCAAGGGATACAGGGCGAAACCGGTGCAACGGGATCACAGGGAATCCAAGGGATACAAGGGATTCAGGGTGAAACCGGGGCGCAGGGGGCAGCGGGGGTATCGAATTACACGATTGCCGTTCAAGCCTTAACATCAAGCCCGACCGATGCTCAGACAGTCTATTTCGGGATGCTTCCGAAAGCACCGACAACGACGGCAAATATCAGCAAGGTCTATATCCGGGCGGCGGGGACAATCAAGCGGGCTGAGATTTACTGTTATTCGGGGACAGCCGGGACGAATGAGGCGTGGTCGCTCTACATTCGCAAGAACAACACAACCGATACTCTCATAGCGACCGTGAGCGCGGCTGCAGGTGAACGTGTGTTCAGCAATACGGCCCTGAATATCTCGATGGCCGCTAACGATTATTTTGAGATCAAGGGAATCCAGCCGACGTGGGCCACGAATCCCCTGACCACGATTTATGGCGGATATATTTATTTGGAATAATGGAATTATCGGCCATGTTTTTTAAGATATTCAATCGCCTTTTCGAAAAACGAAATGTTATCACCGACCAGGCCAATGGCGCGATTACAATTGTTGCACAGAATTCCCCGGACGCGACCAGTGATGTGATCGTGGTCAACGGCAATCATAACGCGATGATTATTAATCATCTTTGTCTCGGCCTTTCCGCATATGCCACACTTTCCATCAAGTTCATGCACCAATTTTTCATAATCCCCGAGGCTAATTTTATATTTCTGGCGAAGGCGAAAGCGAAGAGAAAAATAACGACTTTTCTCACGGTTGTTTTTTCTCCAGTTTACCTGTTGTTCGCGAGTACATTTTTTACACCTTCCTTGCAGGCCACCAGGATTTCTGGAATGCTTGTAAAATTCGCTAAGAGGATAAATCTTTTTACATCTACCACACCATTTTTGTCCGATGGGAACAGCGGGGCCACCACGCCATCTAGGATTATGACCAACTACATATTTAAGGGGTTGACCTTTAATCCAACCCGTGTCTTTCCTATTGCGCGAAGCTATTTCAGTTTTCTGTCCACATCCACAAGCACAATATCCGTCGGGGACTGCCGGTAATGGTATTTGAATCATTTAAATATGATAACACAATTCTTTGTATTTGTCAATATGGGAGAATAAATAAATGAGCGACTCACTTTACGACTTCGGCAGGGAAAATTTCCTTGAGGGAAGCATAGATTGGGATGCGAACGATATCAAATTGACGTTCATAGATGAAGCAGACGATACGATAAGTTTGACGGCGGATGAGGATATGGCGGATCGGGCGGGAGCCTCCAAGGTCGCCGAATCCGGCGCGTTTGCGAATAAGACAACTACGGCGGGCGTAGCCGACGCCGACGATGTTGCCGTTACGACCGTGAGCGGAGATCAGTTCGAGAGTATTGACATTTTCAAGGATACCGGCACGGATGCGAATGATTTATTGCTCTGCAATATCGACGCGGCAACCGGACTTCCATGTACCCCGAACGGCGGAACCATCACGGTAGCCTGGGCGGCAACGGCGAACCGCATTTTTAAATTGTAATGGGTTTACTCAAAATTCCGAAAATCCGACAGATATCCGTCCGGCAGGATGATGAGAATGTTGTTCTAGTCGAAAACGGGCAAGTAATTTTATCACTACCGGCAGACGCGGCCAAGGAACTGTCGATAGCGATAAAGATACAATCATCGCGGGCAAGTGAGATTCAGAAAGTGACGCGGCTGATAGACGATCAGGCGTTTTGCATACGGGCGGGAATCCCGCTGGCATTGACGAGTAATCCCGAGATTTTCGGTGAGGCCAAGAAAGAATCCATGTGGAACCGGGTGCTTCGGCGGTATATCCCGAAGGTTAAGCCGGTCGCAAAATTCGGGCGGGCCAGGATAATCCAAAGCCCTGCGCCGCAAAATGGGAGATAACATGAGCGAATATGAAAATATGACGGTCGAGGAATTGACACAACTTATCCGAGACTTAGATAAGGAGCGGATGGCGGCCAGGAACAAGGCACTTGAAGTCATCAGGGTGCGCGATGCGAAACGGGTTGCATTAGGGCAGATCAAGGCGGCTACTGCGGCAGATCAGACTGTTGCGCCGGTCGGGATTAAATCCGGCGAATCGTTCGGGGCTTCCCAAAAGCCGGTCCAAATGGTCATTGTCAACCTCGAAGACCTGAAGAAAGAATACGGGGACAAGGGGTTGTTCAAGCGGATCATCTCGGCGGTCAAAAACAAAATATCATAATGTGCGAAATTCTAGTCCGGGCCGTTGATGGGATTTGCGACGATCCGACCGCGAATCCGAGACGCGGTTATCTTGTCGTAGTCCAGCCGGACGGCCATATTTGGGGGAACCAAGAATGTCCGCCGGAGTATTTCATCGTCAAGATTCCGGGGCTTTCCGCTGAATTGACGCGCCTGAAAACTTGTCTATGGAATATGAAGATTCAATTTGTTGTCCTATCCAGCGTTCCCTTGACAGATACGCACGCGATAAAAATATCTGCTACCGAGTTCAATTCTCTTGGAGAGGGAAAAATCACGGCGGCCAAGGTTCGCACGTTCCTCGAAAATTGGGCGGCGACAAACATCATCGGCGCGGATAATTCCGTGACCTTCACGGTCAAGATATTGGATGCTATCCAGACAAGTAGATTCTGGGGCGGATTGAGAATCGACGATCTTTTCTTTACTGAAAAATCCTACACTCCGGCGACGGGAAACCATCGGATAGAGATTAATTATTCGCTGAAAACTTTCCAAAATCAACAGGAGAAGGATCAATTTATCCGGGCGGTTCAGGAAAACGCAACATTGGTTTCCCACGATGCCGTCCAAAAATTAATCGTTCTCGATATTTTGCGTTCTAAGGTTCAGCAAAATTTCATGGACGAGGTGCGGCAACGGGTAGAATCTATCATTTTGCGGCGGCGGAGATTTAGATTGTCCGAGTCGGCGATGCTGGAGATCGGAAACGCGGGCGGGATGCTGACGGTTGATTCTACAAAACTTAATGCTTCGGTGATAGACGCGGTGACGGAATAAAATGGCTGCTTTACTTGAACATACGGTCATGCCTTCGGGTGGCGACTATACTTCGCTCGATGCGGCGATAGACCATCTTGTTGCTACTCACCCCAACCTTGTTACTGCCGATGTCTATGCCGAAGTAAAGATTGACGGCACTTGGTCAAGTGCGGATACGGCTGCGGTGACGATTAACGGACTTACCACGGATGCAACACATTATCTTCTTGTCTACACAACGGCCGCGGCGCGACAAGATCCGCATAGCGTGGCTTGGGATACCGGAGCATATAGTCTTACCGGTCCCTCGGGCGGCTCTGGCATTAGAAACTACGAAGATTATTTCCGTATGGACGGCATTCAAATTTCTGTTCCTGATGCGGCAAATAGCTACGGGTTTTTTATGATTGATACCCTCGGTGCTTCAAATAAAATTATTATTTCGAACGTCATTATTAAAGGGGCGGGAACAAATAACTCTGATGCATCAGGCTTTTATTGCAATGCTACAAATGCCATCCTGTATATGTATAACGTCCTAATATACGGAATTTCTACGGCTTCGGGGGCCAGGGCCCTAGTAGCCATTCAAACAACGACGGCGTATAGTTGTACGGTAATCGGCGGTGAATATGCATGGAGAATGACTGCTGGTACACCAGTTTTGAAAAACTGTTATGGTGGCGGTTCTTCAGTGGGCGATTTTTCCGGCACAATAACCGAAACAAACTGCGCGTCAGAGGATGATACCGCCGGAGGAACAAATCACACTCATGCCAATGTTGATACGGATACTTTTGTCAACGTTATCCATGCCACGGCAGATTATCATCTTGCCGCCGATGGGCTTTCGCCACTTCAAGGAGCGGGAGTAGATACGAGCGGCGATGCCGCACCCATGAATTTCACGACGGATATTGACGGCGATACGCGGGATGCGACATGGGATATCGGGGCGGATGCGTATACATCAGGAGCAGGTCCACAAACGCTTACCTGTACCGCCATCGCCGGGGCGGAGGCATTCGGAACCGCGCAACTCAACCTGACGATCCTTAGTGCGGGGGCAATAGCGACCGGCGAAGCGTTCGGCGTAGCGCGGTTGGATTTCACGATACTCAGCGCGGGCGGAATAGCGTCGGCGGAGGCATTCGGCTCGGGCCGGATCGACCTGACGGTTATCGCGGCAAGTATCGCAACCGCCGAGGCGTTTGGAACGGCGCAACTCAATCTTACCCTCTATGCCTCAAGCATCGGAA